ATTTTGCGACTTTAGGATTTCTTTGTCTTCACTATCAACGTGTTTTGCTAATGCGTCTTTTGTGTTCTTATATCCTAGCGCCTCAGCCACATCTTTTCCGACAAACCAAGGTTCACTGTTAATCACTAATGTTCTTACTGAACCGAACTCTTGATTTTTAAATACTTGTAATTCATTCATTTTGATTCTCCTTCTTTGATTTTAATTCTACTTTTAGTAGAGTAACAAGGTAAAAAAATACAATCCAAAGGGATTCCGTATAATTGTGACATTTTATGCATTGAAGGAATTCCAGGGATGGTTTTTCCATTTTCCCAGTTAATTATAGTAGATCTTGAAACTCCTAAATTAGAAGCAGCTTGCTCTTGCGTGTAGCCTGCATTAACTCTAGCTGCTTCTAAAGTGATATTAATTTTTTCCAACAGTATTACCTCCTACTTCTTTAATAAGCTAATTAAACAAACAATAATTACGATATTTAGTATAATTTGTAATGTATCAAACATAATTTGCATAATATTATCTCCTTTCGTCTCTGATATATATTGACAACAGCGAAACAAAAAGTTAGTATCAATCAGAGAGAGGAAGAACCTCTCCCCAACCGTTATTTCATAATATCTTTTATCAAGTTGATTATTGAAATAATAAGGTTGATGATTGATGTAGCAAGTGCGATGCGGGCCAAATGCAATTCGTGCTTGCTTTTTCTTTTACGCTTTTTCTTCACTGATATGTCCTCCTTTCTACAAATACTATTATACTCTACTTTTAGTAGATTGCAACAAAAAGTAGAAAATATTCTACAAAAAGTGTATTGCTCTACTCTTATTGTGGTATACTATATATAGAAAGGAGTGAATTTCATGTCAGATGATAAGTATAAATCTGTTTTTGCTGATAACTTAAATAAATTAATGAGAATCAAGGGAATCACACAAACAGACATTATTAATGATTTAAAAATTAACAAATCTACAATTTCAACGTGGTGCAATGGTTCTAGATTGCCTAGAATGGACAAAGTACAATTAATTGCTGATTATCTAGGAGTTAGTAAGTCAGATTTAATTGAGGAAAAAGAAATCAAAGAAGAAGCAATCAACTGTAACAATATCTATAAACTAGACAAAATAAAACTACCTTTTCTTGGAAAGGTAGCATGTGGTGAGCCTATCTTCGCAGATGAAGACAGAGAAAGTTATATAATGATTGGTACTGATATTGGTGCTGATTTCTGTCTCCAATGTCAGGGTGACAGTATGATAAATGCAAGGATCCATGACGGTGATATTGTCTTTGTGAAGAAAACTGACATAGTAGAGAACGGAGAGATTGCTGTAGTAATCATAGATGATGAGGCTACACTAAAAAGATTCTTCTATTATCGTGAACAGAATCTAGTTATTCTGAAGCCTGAGAATCCAAAGTATCAGGATATAATCCTTACAGGTGAGCAGTTGAATCAAGTTAGAGTAATCGGAAGAGCCGTCGCTTTCCAAAGTGATGTGATATAAATTAACGGGGAGGACTAAAAATGACTGAGCAAGAAGAAATGATTATAAATAGGTTGATTTCAAAAAGTAAAGATGCTTTTATATTTGCAATAGAAATCATTAATAAGCCAACTTTAAAACATAGAAGTGAAAATTTTGTTTTTAATATCTGTAATGCGTGGGAATTGATGTTAAAGGCACAGATAGTAAAAGAAAATGGAGAAGATAACATTTACTATAAAAACAATAAAGACAGAACAATTTCGCTACAAACGTGCATAGATAAGATATTTACTGATTTTAACAATCCAATTAAGAAAAATTTAGAAATCATACAACGTTTAAGAAATAAATCCACTCACTTTATAACACCAGAATATGATGAATTATACATTTCATTGTATCAAGCAAATGTTATCTTTTTTGTAGATCATATCAAAAAAGTATTCGATATTGATTTAAATAAAGAATTACCTTCTAATTTTTTAACTGTTGCTGCTAATCCAAAATCTTTAAGCGATATAAGAATTATTGATAAAATAGATCAAAACACATTTACACAATTCTTAAAAGAAAGAAAAAATTTAGCCTCTTTAGAAGAAAGTGATGGTGTCGCAGTGTCATTTGAGGTTCATATGAAGAATGTCAAAAAGAATCCTGATTATACATTTAAAATTGATCCAAATGCAGAACTAAGTACCCAAGTTATAAAAAAAGTTATGGACCCAAGCAATAGTCATCCATACAGACAAACCGATATTATTAAAGCTGTTAATGAAAAACTTGGTGAAGGAACTATAAATCAATATAGTTTTAGAGCTATTAGATATTATGAACAACTTGAAGACAGTATTGAATTTTATTATTATCATCAGCAGTCAAAAAGCAAAACATATTCACAAAAAGCATTAGATTTAATTCTTAAAAATATCAAAGGAGTACCTAATTATATAGAGATTGCAATAAATGAGTTTAAAAAAAAGTAATCCCCGGAGCTAGAGAATTCTAAGATATTATTCTATCCTACTCCCATTCGGGAACCCTGCTTTATCCATCACGGATTACTTATTACATTATTATTATATCTAAAAGTTTTTAAAAGACAACCCATTTTATGATTTTGGTAAAATTGAAATTAATGGATTTTTGATATAAACAATAAAAAACTCCCCTGCTACCAACAGGAGAGTAATAAGGACGAGGTACTACCAATACCTCATATAACATATAAAAGAACCATCTCATAAAGTCCTTTTACGTACTCAATTATATCACGATTGACACGTTTAAGGCAAACAACTGAAAGGCCGTGTTATATTTAACTAAAAAAAGAAAGCCCAGGAGGCAACGTACAAAATAGCACGCTTAGCATTTAGCTACCTGTCCTGGGTCTTATTTCTAATGTGAGAATATCACGCTAAATAACATTTGTCAAATCCAACAACGTTAATGAAAGGACGTGTCATATTATGCCTAGAAACTCTAGATTTAGACGCAGACCGAATAATAGCGGTACCGTGGTTAAATTATCGGGTAAGAGAAGAAACCCCTACTGTGCAAGAGTTATGAGCGATGAAAGAGATATAATAACAGGCAAGAAGAAACAGATATGTGTAGGCACCTTTGCCACTAGAGAAGAAGCATTGAATGCCTTATCTATTTACTCATTAAAGAGATCAAGCAGCATAACAAATGAAGAAGCTAGAAACCTTGCCCCTGATCTGTTTGAAAAGATACAGGAAAAGACACAAAAGAGAGTGCCAACGTTTAAGGAAATATTTACTATCATAGACAATGAAACCTTCAGCAAGCGAACCGAAAAAGGACATAAAAACATCCTAAATGCTTTTAGCCACCTTGATAGGCTGTCAAATATGCCTGTCAATATAATCACATTAAGAGATATGCAGAACATATTTGATGAAATGTGTAGTGGTGTAAGTGTGCAGAGAGATATGAAGTACATCTGTGTCAAAGTCTTCGAGTATGCAGTGATGCACAAATATATCAGTAGAGATGATGATTATTCTACTTATATAAAAATAAAGAACCTTCCTAAGTCAACAATGCATAAAGCCTTTACACTTGATGAAATAAAGAAACTCAAAAAACTAGATACACCAGAAGCGCATATAATGCTCATTTATATATATACAGGGTGTAGGCTTTCCGAACTCCTCTCACTTGATAGAAAACAGATACACATAGATGAGCCTTGCAACGACGATGGAGTAGAAAGAAGAATCAGTTATATCATTACTGGTTCTAAGACTGAAGCCGGAAGAAACAGAATCATTCCGATTCATGAAGGAATCAAGCAGTATGTCATTGATGAACTGATTAATAAGAAAGAAAGACTATTTGATTCAAAAAGAACATGGTTTTATATGACCGTACTCTATGCCCTCAATGATCAGCTAGGCATGAACCACAAGATGCATGATACAAGAGATACTTTTGCTTCTCTTTGTCAGCTTTACAACGTTGACATTTACATCAGAAAGAAAGTACTAGGGCATAAGCTTAATGATATCACCTTTGATATCTATACCAATGCCTCAAAAAATAAATTGTGGACAGAGATCAATAAGATTAAATTTTGAGAGGTTTATGATATACTTATTGTGTTAGCGGTTGAAGCACTCTAAGTGAGCCTACCTGCGGAAGCCACTCCTTGAAGTGGCTTTTCTTGTTACTGATTTGTTACTAGTTTACGCTTTCATAGTGTTTCAAACCCCTAAAAAACCGCATAAATACAGGAGGAAATTTATTATGAAACATTTATATATGATGTTAAAATTGGCTTGTTTCCTAGACTTTTTGCCCCTTGTTACTGATTCGTTACTAGTTTAGTACCTACATAGTGGCGCATCATATATTTTATAACGCTCCTTTTAGTATTAGAAACATTGAAATTAAAATGCAAAAACTGTCATTGTTTACTGATATTTTTTATATAATATTCTCATACATATATCAATATATATTGACATATGTATAATTTTATGATATACTATAATCAAGAAAGGAGGTAAGGAAAGTGGAAAAGAAGTTAAAAAAAATGCTTCGAATATTGGACCTATTCGAAGCGCTAGTGATTAAAATCATTTCCTTGATTGGGTGGATTTTGATTCTAATCAAACTATTTAACTAAGTAGGTTGAGAGGCTTGTCCTCTCTTCCTATCACTATTATAAAACCACTTTTCAAAGAAAACAATGGAAAAATTAATTTTAAAAGCTATCGAATTGATTGGGCTTATTGCAGTATTAGTATTCTTGATTTCAAAATTATTCTAAGGGAGGTATAACCATGTCAACTGAAGCGCAGAAGAAAGCTAGCGCAAACTATGCTAAGAAGATGACGAAATGTGTCAATCTTGCATTCAATAAGAAAACAGATGCAGACATTCTAGAAAAACTTGATCATGTCGAATCTAAAATGGGTTACATTAAAAAACTTATAAGAGATGATATTGAGAAAGCAAAAAAGGACCAGAGCAAATAGCCCTGGTCTTTTCTTATGCTTTAAATTGTTGTGTAGTCGAGATTTAGTCGAAATTTAGTCGAGATTTAGTCGAGTTTAGTCAACATCTTTATGAATAAACTCATAATAAAACTTAAATTAGACTTTTTTGAGATAATCAGCACATACCCAACCAGATGGAATGCGAGCCCAACCGTCACGAATTTCCTTGACTGTCACTCTAGTGCCTTTTTTAAGTGCTCCTGTGAATGTAGCATGCTCTCTTGCGTTGGCTGTTAATTCAGATTTCTTTTTTCTTCTGTAGTCTGTTCCTGGCCCTGTTCTGACTCTTAGACTTGATGCAGTCACTACATAAGTGCCTAATTTATCAGTAGCGTTTTCGGTTGGCTTTTCAGATGGATTAACTACAGCGTAGATTTCCATTAGTCTATTTTTAAATGCTTCCCACTTTGCATCCTGTAATAATCCATTGCAGTTAGGGCATGCCTTGCCATTTACATCATAGTGACGGATAACACGATCAATTGTGATATTGTAGCGCTTCATGATGATTGATGCTAATACCATAGTGTTTTCGATTGTCTTATCTGTAATCTCGACAACTCCATTTTTAACTGAGTCGCACATTTCAATGCTGATGGAGTTGGCATTCTTACAAATATTATAAAGTGGATGATGATTAGACTGACATTTGCCCCCTACTGAATACGCTGCATAGTTGTCTGGCACTGACTGAGTAACGGAATCATCATCTACAAAATAGTGGGCTGATGCCTTCACAACGTTGTTGTGGAAATATTTTCCGTTTCCTTCGTCACTGTCTCCATCGTTAGAAGTATAGTGGATTACTAAATATTTGATAGTGTTTAAATCTCTAGCGCTTCCGTAATTGCTTCTATTCGCAATATTAGTCTTAAAAATATAACTCATGTTTATTCCTCCTCAAAATATGCACCGATTCCGTAATCGTTGGCGCACATATATTCAATTCTGCATCCTCTCGCTTTGTTCCAACCTTTGCAAAAATAAGCAATGTCAGCAGTAGCTAATAATTCAATTGATTTTGCAAGGCACACTAACGGCTTCTGATACTTATTGTTATAACTGTCAATAATTTCTACATCATCGCCGTAAATATTTTTTACCTTCTCGATTGCTCTTTTTCTATCTGCCTTGATTTCTTCTTCAGACAAATCTTTCATAGGTTGCGAAATAAATATTTTCATTTCTAATCCTCCTCATATCTGATAATAGGCGCCTTTGCCTTGATTACATTGATATCTCCTAAAGAGATATGAAACACATCTCCAGCGCTTGAAAAAGCACGGCATTCATAAGAAAGCTCGTTTCTACTTCTGCCTAGTGTATCTGTAGGATCTATTCGTGCAGTGATGACATTATCCTTTATGGTTGTTTCTTTTCTTCTTATCTCATCACCATCGATAATAACAAGAAGCGCCTTATATTCATTGAAATTAAAAGGCTCGCCATCAGACGAGCACGAAAATCTGATAAGATGTGTAGTTCCTTCAATCACATCTATATCACGCTTATTGCAATTCATTTATTCATCTCCTTCAAAAGGCGAAACCTTTCCGATATCTATATGCATTATGTTGCTTACTTCAATTTCAGCATCTAATGCAGTTTGTGCAGCTATATTGATATTCCTATGATCAGCATCTATTGAAGCATTAGTATGTGTATACTTGCTAATATCCACGTCAACGGTATGAGAGACTTCTATATCTATTTCAGTGGATTGTGCTTCATCTGGTCCTGAATAAAGATAAAGGGTGAACCATCCTCTACTCATCCTGACCACACTCCATCACTAGACTTTGCATAGATCCTTATGAGATAGTCACCATCACCCTTAGACAATTCTGTGTCCAACACACTTACTATTCCTATTTCGCCAGCCTTTATATTAGTGCCATTTTCTACAAGCAATCCTATTCCTCTTCCAGAAGATTCACCATCACGGGTTGCACGAGCCTCCCACTCAGTTACATCAATATTACAATGAAATCTGCAAATGCACTCATTTATTCCGAGTACTCTAGATATTCTATATTTATCAATGCTATCGATTGTCACAATAGGAGCCTCAGCTAGTCTGTAGGTAACTGTGATAAGACCATCAGTAAGCCATACATCTCCTATTGCGGCAAAAGAAGAACCCCAAGCATCACATACAATTGAATTAGTTAATGATGTGCCAAAATCAACCGTTATACTAGTTGTCTTTTTGTATGTATCTCCGCCGTTTACAGTGAATCTAACCGCGTTAGCATATGTGTAATAGCAGTTGAATACGCCAGTGAATTTAGCAGAAACAACAATCGCATTAGAAGGCAAAACAGGAATATCCCATGTCACGTTTTCACGATTGTGTCCACTACCAGCTATATGAATTTTAGGCATTGTTGCTTCAGCGGTTACTGTATATTCCTGTGCCATATCGTTATGCTACTGACCAAGTACCGTGTGCATTCTTCACGAATACCTTAATGATCTTCTCACCATCACCGCTTGAAGCTGCTTCAAGATCTTTACCGTAGACTTTGCAAGAAATAGCCGTGCTAGCCTTAAATGTACCTGTTGCACTCATATTTGTAGAACCGTTGGCAGTACCGATCTGTACTCCAGCATCGTGAAGAGAAGAGTTTGAAGGAACAACCTTGATTTTATATTCAGTAAATGCAGCGTTAGAAGTGAAGCTGAATGTAGCCACATCCTTTGGTGATGTCTTTGAAATCTTAGAAACATCTGGTCCAATGATAGTAACGGCTGGTACTGAAGTATCTAATGTGATGGTAGCAGATGCTGCAACTGTCTCATTGTAAACATCATCTCTGACTTTAACGTAGACGGTCTTTAAACCGTCACCTGTTGAAAGAGTGACATTCTTAATATTAGCAAGGGTTTCCCAAACCGCATCTGATTCCTTAGCAATACCATCGATGCCCCAGACTTTCATCTGATATCCGTCAGCAGATTCATCAGTCACGTTTACTGCGAGCTGTACTGTCTTATTTGTAGTATATTGAGACCCATTATTTAACTTGATAGTCAGCCCCTGAGGAGCAAGAGTATCGAGTGTTAGATTAAAGTAACTTGCCATGATTATTTCTCCTTGTTAATAGCATTTTCAGCCACTTCTAAACCTTTTGTAAGTACGGATGGTACGTTATCCCCTGCTTCAACGAAATTTTCAAGAATACTGCGTAACTCATTGATAATGAGAGATGCCAATGTGAACCATCCAACATAAGTAGTAATTGTTAGATCAACATTGATAGTCTGACCAATCTCAATAAAAATCGCTGATGCGAGAAAAGCAACGAGTACCATTAACCAGTACCCTAACTTTTTCCATACACCACGCACTCCCTTGGCGCTGTTGTCTTTGCCTGTCAGTCTTGATTTTCTAACTCCTGTAATATAGTCGATAATATTCAAGACTAAAAAACCAACAAATAAAAACCAATGTGTGCCTAATGCAGCGGTTAACACTGCTACAATAGTGCCCCCTACTGCATTAAGAGTGTCCATATATTTTAATGAAGTATCGTATAATTTCATTTTATTACCTCTTTCATATTTACATGTTCTCAGCGACGATCCAAGCGTCTAACTGAATTTGAGTGATATTTGAATAACTTTGATAGTTATTGTGAGCAGAGTTACACTGCTTGAATTGCATATACAACTCGTTACCGTTTGTTACGTTGAATTTGACAGGAACGTCAAAGAATCCACCGTTAGCCTGTATGATTGCATTGGCATCCGTATACCCCATGTTAGGAGCTCGCCAAGGAAATGCGTTAGTACGAACAGGAGTGTATAATTTAAATCCATTAGTTCCGTTAGAATTGAGATGATTGACCGATTGATCAAATATAATACGATATATGTTTATGTCACCTAAACACTGTCCGTATATTGTTCCTGTAAATGTGCCACCATTTAAACCTACACTCAATTGTCTCTTATCAATCGCACTGCTGCCTGTTCCTAGAATATACCCCTTTAGATACTCGGCAATGTTTTCTAGCCCCCAATCATTCGGATGGATTCCATCCGAACTCATCATATTTTCAAAAGATAGGATGTTTTCGGCACCCGGTACTAACATAAAAGGCTGATTTGTATAGCACGCTTTTGATGTGTATGCAGGCATCAATTTATATCTTAATTTAAACTGATTATTCCTATCTTTGAATGCAACCCCAAAAGGCGCAAAGTGAACAACTGCATTTGGATATGTACTCTGTACATAGGATATCAGTGTATCAATGTTGGATTTAACAGTGTCAATTTTATCAGCATATGCCAATTCATTGTATCCTCCCCCTATCAATACATCAGTTACCATTTTTTTATTGCTCACCTGAACACCTTTAAGAAGAGTCAGATAGTTATTGGATGGATTAGAAAAGGATGCACCACCTTTATGATTGATATAGATGTTGTCTGCAGAGAAGTGGCAATTCACTAATTTATTCTTAAGTCTGTCACACCATCCTGTGGCATTTCCATCAGGAGTATAACCATCTCCATAACTGTCACCAATAAAAATCAGTTTTCTTTTGCTTCTGTCTTCTAGATTCATCTTAGTTCCTACCACCCTTTTTCCATCTCCTGAATAGGCAATCAACCCTTCTTCAATGTTATCATCAGTTACTGTACTGTCTGATATATCAATCAATGTATTGCCGTTATATATGACCTTGTTGATGCTCATATAACCACTCCTATGCGATTGTTACTGTAGTTCCGCCAGCAGAGTTCTCACTTTCTGCGTATGGAATCGGATTAACAGTAACCTGTGATAAATAGTTATATCCCGTATCGGGCATGATTGTTTGCGCAGTTGTACTAGGTGTCACTGTCTTCTGTTGAGGTTTAGCACCTTCTGTACCCGACATAGTACCTTTGATGCCTAGGATTGTTACTCCATCACGAATATTCGTAGGAATAAGTTTAGCCTGTTCAGCAGTAGCAATCTGAACATTACCAGAACCATCGTGGAACCCCTGAGGAATCGTATATACCTGTGCCTTGGTTGTGATGCTTCCTTTAACAGAACCATTGTTCTTCATAGTACCTGTTAATTTAGTACCTCTAGCGTATGCAGTTTTTCCAGCTAGCATTTCAGCAACTGCCACAGTCGCATCACCAGAATCTACATCAAATGTACAAGTACCAGTGACTGTGGCACCTGTCTTATCATGAAATGTTAGATCCTTCAATACTTTGTCTGCTGTAGCAGTGTCGCCTGTCAAGTCGATTAATGTCTTGCCACCATAGACGACCTTATTTATATGTTTAGTTTCTGCCATGTTATAATTCCTTTCCTATATAAACTGTATTTCCACCTTCATCGTTTGATGTCTCGAAGAAGGGGATTGCACTAATAACCACATCTTTTTTCATTAACTTATCTTTAGTATCTAGTTGTTGTTTTTTGATTGCTGGAACAACCTCATACTCTCCTAAATAAGCATCATAACTTTTGTCAACTTCAAATAAATCATCATAATGGAATTTAAAGCCGTTTTCCATATCATGAACTTTAAATTTAAAAGATGCGTCATTAGTATGAAATTTTAACCTGAATCGAATATCATTAGACCTAAATTGCACATCAGATCACTCCATCTTTTAAGATCTTATCAACATATATTTTAATGATATCTGATGCGATAGCTTCACCATCTCTTGTAATTCCTCTCACCTGTGCTTCTGCCTGTAGATTCTCTTTTAATTTAAGAGTTTCTTCCTGTGTAAGGTGTATTTTTATCTGTCTTCCTTCAAGCCCTTCACATTCAATTTTTTTATTGAGCATAATTCGTTCATTTTGAGCAATCGTGAAATAAGCGTAAGAAAGTGTAGATATATCAAAAGGAAACTCACATGTTATTGTTGGTGATGTACCTCTAATCATATGCATCACCTCCTATCTAAGCATCATGTGACTGCCTGATAGCCATGTTCCTTTAGGAACAGTGCAATTCTTCATAGAGAATACACTGAAACCGTTTTTGTTTCTATCATACTTGAACATGATTGGACAGTCTGGACTAACAGAAATATCAAACATGAAAGCTGTATGGGTTTTAAGAACATTTTTCATTGTAGAATCATTTCCGAATTTTTCTCCATCGGCGCCACCAGTCATGTTCCATGCATTGGTGAGTGTGCCGTACCAGCAGAATTCCACAATAGTATCATTCCATTTAGCCTCTAACGTAATACCATTCTTGACATCGAGAACATCATGCCCATAGAATTTTGTTCCGCTTTCTTGTGTATTTACCTTATTAATAAGTTCTCTCATACTCATATATTCCTGACATTTACGCTCAACAGATGTGATATTTAATCCATCTAGATGCACCGCATATAACACTAAGTCTCTTGTGCCTGTGCCGCTGTATATGTCGGTCTGATTGTATGATGGTTCTGCTCCACCTGCTGGACCTTTAATGACTGTGAGTGTATGAGTCTCTTTTGTGCCTGTGGTTGTAAACCTTGCTACAATCAAGTCAGTACGTTTCACACCGCTCGAACCGTTTTCAATACGTACTGTTTCGCTGCCAACGATTCTCATAAAACGACCATAGTTGCACAGGATGCCGTCATTAATCTTTATTTCATTGTTGGAAACAATTTCAGCCGTCATTCTACTTCCAGCATGTAAAACACCTTGATAGTCATATAGCGCTAGATACATATAGCCATGTAGCTCAGCGCTGACTTCAGCATCTGTAATATTAATATTCTTTATCACTTCGCATCACCTACCTTGTATGAGATTTCAATATCATCATCACTAATCTTGATTATTTTTTGAGTTATCGGCTCCTTGAACGATATGCCTGTAATATTTTCTTTTGCTCCGACAATGTCAAAGAGTTCTGCATCATCAGCATCAAAAGAGATTTCTAGCGTATCGCTCTCGTTTGCTTCTGCTACCTTTTCAGTCGCATTCTTGATTAATTCATCACGTTTTTCAACATTCACGTCCTCATGTTTATAGGTTTTTCTGTCTAATCCAGTATATGTCTGATTGGATTCGGACCATGAGCCATCAGACTGTAGATATAGATTAATTCTTAATCTATTCAGGAGTTCACCTTTTCCCAGACATAAAATATGATTATATGGCTTAGATTCGGTCTTTACTGTCATATCTATCTGATAGTCATTGTCATACTGTAGCGTGTTGCTTAAATCGTTGATTTTTTCGGCATATAGATGGATTTTCCCATCAACACGATGCCTAATGCACAATCTCGCATTACTAGCGCCTAATGCTTTCTCTAAGGCTTGTAAAAGATTTATATCTCTTACATCATATTTAACGTTGATATTGCTAGCGCCTATGTTATCGACTACAAAGAGATTGCTGAACCTACCATCAATCAACACATTGATGCATGTGTTAGCTTCACCATTTAAAGTTAAATACGCGCTTCCTGCTGGAGGCTGTACATATTCCTTTTCCAGTAATCCTCTAAAAGTTACTCCAATCATAGTGATGGTATTGTCTGATGTATTAATCTTTAAACGCTGGATTACTCCACCAATTTCTGTATTCTCTTTGTAAAAAAGAGACCCAATCGTAAATAATGGGTCTCTATCTTCTAGTGACAAAGTTAATTCAAAATCATTCTTAGATACATCATACTTTCCTATCTCAATGTCAGCGTTGAAATGAGTGAGGTATCCTAGTTCGTTATAGTTAGCATCTGTATAGATATATTCTAATCCCACCTAGGCTCACCTCTTCTTTCAATCAAGACTATGTCAACTTTTTCAACTCCAACTGTAGTTATGTCAAATGAGCCTTGAGGTATCTTCTTAAAAGCATCATATGACTTGTTACGTGAATTGAATATGTTTGACTGCATTCCATTAGATGAATACTTTGTGATAGTCTTCTTGAATGTGTCAATCTCTGCATATTCTTCAGCATTCAAGGTCACATATAACTGATAAGTGTTGTCACTGATATTGACAATAGGATTCGTGCATCTTCCATAGATTCGCATAATCATGTCCGTATCAGTAAATGAATCATTTACAACATTTACTGTTTTTGGGACTGAATACGTAAAAGGATACGTGAAAGGATATTTAGTGACAGTTCTCGAACTGCTGGAGCTGAAGTCAGCGGTGTAGGTTGTCTCTTTAATCCAATAAGAGTCGTCTGTAGTGATTTCAACACTTAAATATAAGAGTCTCTTGTCAATTAGATATTTGCTTTTAGTGGACTTGATTGCATAGCAATAATATTTATAACCATTGATTTCAAAATATCCTTTTTCTTTTTTTAGTATGTCTATTTCAAAATGCTCATAAAATTGGTTTTTAATCTCATTAGCTTTCTGCTGATCAACAAGGAAAACAAAAGGAATTGTCTTAGTGACAACCCCTTTATAAAATCCTGTAATCCTATTGTTATTCGTTTTAACGCTCCACTCAAAATCACGTAAATCACTATAATTTGCAAAGATACCAAGAGAAGTAAAGTCTAGTGTTTCATTGTTTGAATTTGTATGTTTAATTTTATCCAGCATATTTTCTCACAATCCTTCCTACTTCTCTGCCATCTAACATAACAACGAAAGAGCCGTCATTTAAAGCTTTTACGATAATATCGTGCATTCTATCTTCATCAGACAATAAAGCGATTATTCTGTGTAACGCTTCTAGGATTTCATCAGCTCTATTGTTAGATGCCTGATTAATCATCTTCATTAATGTATCTCTTCCAGCCACAACTTCAGCACCTGCTTCTCCAGCACCTAACATATGACCATTAGACATTCCAAAGATAGTTGGAGCATCCAAGATCATTGGGTTATCCATCGCTTGCGCATACCATTTAATGCCTAGTGATGGGATTTTACCCTTTAATAAATCCCCAACGTTCCAGCCGTTAGGTTTGATATTAAAATGAGGTAACGGAATATGAGGCCAAGAAATCTTAAAATTAAAAAATCCTTTAATCTTATTGATGATGGCTTTCACAAAATTAGCAGCAGCACTCATTGGAGACATGATAGCGCTCTTGATACCATTCCAAACACTTGAGGCATGTGACTTGATAAAATTAAACCCAACTCTAACACCGTTCTGCAGTTCTCCTATAATCGCCAATACTTTAGTCTTAGCGCTAAAAATAGGACTTTGAATTACATTCTTGATGTTGTTGAAAATGCTTGATACATGACTTTTTAGACTGTTAAATAGGTTCTTTGCCGTGTTGACAAGCGAGCCACCCATACCACTGATACCTTTAGCGATTCCACTAATAAGGCCTTTTCCTAAGTTCCACCAATTTATTGCATTCCATACTGCAAAAATGGCATAGATAATTTTAGGGATATTCGCGATTAATGAAGGAATTGCCATTACTAATCCTTTAATGATTTCCGCAATAATCTTAATTCCCCACACAAAAATAGTCTGTGCACTGTTAGAAAATGCATCTGCTAGGTTCGCTATGATAGTAGGCACTTTAGATATTAAAGTAGGAAGTGAACTCATTAACCCTTGAACTAAAGAAAAGATTAATTTCATTCCGACACCTACTAAGATGGGAAGATTAGTTAATATCATCTGTGATAGCTGAATTAGAATATCAAGAAATCTCGACAAGAACGAAGGCATATTTGAAGATATAGAACTTCCTAAACTGTCAATTATTTTCGCGCCTATCTGAATAATAATAGGAAGACTATTTATAATAGCGTTAGTAAGCGCCGTTATCATCTCTATTCCTTTTGCAGCTATTGAAGGCTTCCCACTGTCAATAGATTTTAGGAAACCATCTACTATATTCGCATTTCCTTTCAAGAATTGAGGAATCTTATTGAATATATCTGTTAATTCTGAAAAAATCGGTTCCAATATTCCTGGGAGCGCACCGATTAGCCCAGCCACTAAATTGATAGCTGCAAGGATTAATGATGGTGCTAAATCAATAATCGTATTCATCAATTGCGGAGTTATCTGTATTAGTGCATTAGGTAGTGCATTAAATACTTCCTTGATTTTTGGAGTCACGTTTTTAGCGAGAGTTCCTAAGCTGGTAGTGAACTCACTGATAAGCGGTCCGACTGCCTGTTTAGGGTCTGCTAAACCTGTTAAAAGGTTATCCCATGACGCTTTTGTCATCTTCATAGCACCGTCGATGGTTTTCATCGCTTCTTCGCCAGTAGTACCAGTTATTCCGAGTTTGCCTTGAATAGCGTTAATTGCTTTGTATACATCACTTAAATTATTAATATCATAATGTATACCTGTCAGTTTTTCGGCGTCCTGTAAAAGTCGCTCCATTTCTGACTTAGTACCACCGTATCCCAATTTTAAATTCCTTTGTATTCATGTAAGGTCGTTAATCTTACATCGTTCTCTTATGAACTGCTTTATATCACTATAAAGAGTAGACTATCTCTTGAACGATATAATCGTTCCCTCGCACTTCCAATCACTTGATTGTACTCTACTCACTTTCATAACATTTATTATGTGCTTTCGATAGTCGTTACACCTTACTATTTCTAGTCTTGGCACGGTATTGTCTTTTCTAAGAGTTCCACCGTTTTCACGAGGTTTTAGTTGAACTATTTTGTTAATCCAACATTGTGTAGTTCTGCTTTGAGAACCCCTGATAAGCGTTTTGGATATCTTCCATGTTGGTACCCATCTTATTCGCATTATCAGCCATATCAATAACAGCCATATTAGCAACCTTAGCCGCTTCTGTCTCATTGGCTGTTGATTGCTTTAATGCTGCAGCGAAAGAAGTAATAGTGTTCATATAATCATTCGCACTCATTCCAGCCGTCTTATATGCTACTTTTGCATTATTCATAACGTCCGTCTGTGCCTGTATCAACTGATCATATTTTCCTTTCGCTTGTCCGACAGTCTCGCCGATTGATTTAGCGTACTTCTTTAGGCTCATGCCCTGAGCACCAAATAAGGTTTCGACACCACCAGCTAACTGCTCATACTCCGAATAAGAAGATACAGCAAACTTAGTAATAGTACCTATTGCAGCACCTGCTGCAGCAACTCCCTTAACTGCTAATTTTCCAATCTTAGGAGCGAGTTCTCCTATTTTGCTAACGTGCTTTTCTAGTTTGCTCGATTCGTCTTTTGCTGTGTTAGTTGTATCTTTTAAATCTTTCTTTGTCTTATCGACACCTTTCAGTCCGATAATACCAAAGAGTTTAAATAATTCTAACATTTATTTCCCCCTCTCTTTTTCTTAAAGATTAGGATTAAAACTGTTAAGAATTTCATAGGAGTCATTTATAGTTGTTTCCATCTCTTCATCTGTCATTGTTTCAGACGTTTCAATTCCTGTGTTTTTCTTCCACTTAGCCATCATTTCATTTTTAAAGTCAGCAAATGACTTGTCATAAACTTTTGATTTCCAAATATCATATAGTTTTTCATCTGACACATTGTCAGCAAGCTCGGAAATGAACTCTGAAAAATTAGAAAAAGAGATCATGTTATCAATCAGTTCCATGGGGTTGGAATATCTCTTGTAGACCAAATCCATGAAGCCGACTTCTCCTATTTCAGCAATCCAGAAACAACCTTGTAAAAATCTTTGAATTCATCTTTTTGAAAGATTTCAATAATCATCTGTGCAAGTTCTGCAAGTGATAAGCATTCAACCTGCTTTCTATTTAGATTACTTACAGCTGACAAGAATTCAAAAACTTCATTTTCACACTTGCCAATGTTTTCAAAAATGACAGAGACACAAGAAAGAATGATATTGAAACCAACTTTTTCAGTTAGTTCCTCTTTTGATAGTCCTTCCTTATTCTCTGCTAGTTTAGCAATCTCATTTGCATTAAAGCATTTTTTGAATTCCATAATGCCAAACTTATTGATTAGTTTAATGATTAAAAATGCATCTGTTGCTTTTAGTTTTCTTAATTTATATTCCATAAATAACTCCTTTCAATTCTTAATAATGGTTATGCAGCTACCGCATTAGGGTAATAAATGTGATAAGGTAGTATATTCTTATCAGCCTGTTCTAATTCTGCATAGCATTCAAATTCTGCTTCAGGTACTACCATCTTTTTATTTTCGCCTTCAACGGAAAGTCCTGATGTACATAAAGCATTATCAAAAATAACAATGATTGGAGTTCCATCAATCTTCTTTCCGACATACGCTAGATGTTCATAATAGTCACCTGTCTCAATCTGTGGCTTAGACACTAATTCTGTATATCCTGTTGCCGTGCTGTTTTCCGCTTCTTTAGCAAAGATAGACTTTTTAATAAAATCAGGAGTGATTTCTGCCATTTTAAATTTCATCTTGGCGCTTTCTCCGACTTTTAGAGTGCCACCAACGAATTTGACTGTTGCTCCATCAATATCTAAGTTTAATAGCTCAGGAGAAAAACTTACTGAACCACCGCCTGATGTAGCACAAAATAATGATTCTACAAAGTTCCATTTACCACCCTCATATTTCAAGCCTTTATGAATAGTTCCAGCACCTAACATAATGTTTTCAGGTGTTTTGGCTGTAATCCCACTTGAAGGAATGATTTCATTCGCCATATATTTATACCTCCCATTCTTGGATTGTTAAATTAATCTGTATTTTCTGCAATTCTATATCGTCTGTGCGAATCGGCATTGAGTAGTCATAATGTACGGCTATGCCTGCTCCGTTCGACAAGATAGCTCTCTTATCCTTGAGAGCCTTTTTAATAATTTCCTTTTGCTTTTCTAGTTCTAAGTAACTGCCTCTTGTGACACCTGTAAGAATAAAAGTGGTTCCTTGGTAATTGGTCTCTGCACTGTATTCATTTTCTAAGTACTCGCCAACCCAATAAGGATATTCAACCTTATCAGTCTTGTAATAAAGAAAATGATAGTTCACAAGTGGTTTTAATGTCTTAGAAATAAATTTCAAGCCTTCTGGTGTCATTTTCCAATATCTCCAAAGATTTCCTCGGCTCTTGCTTGAATCTTTTTCTTAGAGGAGTTCTTGGCTTTCTCGAGCGCTCTTGATGGTGCTTTTCCTGTAGTAGTAACCCACCCATATTTAGGGTGTTTATATTTCCACTTGGTTTTTCTACCATTGCCTTTAAGAGCGTACTCACCTGTGCCGAATTCTTCCCATATAGCATTCTCTTCTGCTGATCCAACAATACCGATCATATTGTCAGCATCTACCACGTGCTCCCACGAGTTTTTTAACTGACCAGTGTCCACTCTGGTGTTTCTTTTAACTTGTGACTCAAGTTCTCCGCTTGCTTCTTCCAAAAACTTTAAAGCTGCATTCTCAATTTCATCGATTATAAACATTGAGTTATCTTCAAACTGTACGCTCATCTTGTGCTCCTTTGTACTGTAGATAGATTTCTAAGTGTTGATGTAAATTCATCGGATCATCAATAAGAGTTACATCATAGACTTCACCATTCACAATCAGTCTTGAGTTATCAGCCTTATAGCCTTTTAAATCCTTATAATCACAGATGAAGATATGAGTTGACTCCTGTACCTTTGCATTAAAGTTAGTGTAATGACTATCACCGCTTGATAAGTCTAAGAAGCCAAACAAAGAGATTGATTCCGCATAATCTTCAATGGGCTCACCAATATCGTTGAAAGAATAGATGCACTTTTGAAGAGTTGCTGTAATGTTTCCACCTATCATATTAGAATCTCGCTTTCATATAAGGCTTTAGGAAGCCTGTGAGAGACTTTGGATAGCCAAGAGAGGAATTATCCCCATCCATATTAAAATATGTAACAGAGTGTCTAGAAATCGTTTCTGACTGTACTCCGACCTTGCTTCTATTCTCTTTGTCCCATTTCATGAGGTTGATAACACCCATTTTAATGTCGGCAGGATATTCAACTTTAGTACATAAGACACGAACCTCATTATTGACAGGCTTGTCAACCACAAAGTCATGCTCATTTGCTTCTGTAACAGTATATAGAGCATCGTTAAAAGATGAATTAGATACCTGTACAGTGTCACCAACCTTAAAAAATTGAGGACCATTAAAAGAAAAACGACCGTCTGAAATATTGGCGGTCGTTCTAAAATTGCGCATTTGGAAATTATTATTAGTGTATTTTCTAATCATCAATTCTAAGGCTTCTAATTTCATCTTGATGATTCCGTCAGATTCATCCGTATCGTTCAAAAGCCTAAATTCTTCAATTGTCATGATC